ATCGCTCCTACTGCCTCGGCACGGGGGTGCGGCGGTCATGACCCCACCGGTGGGGGCGTGGGGGCGTGCGTGCGCGCGTGGGGGCGTGCGAGAGTCGGACAAGCGTTCGATGGCGAGGGTCACACTATCTGGGGTTGACGAAGATTGTCTCGACCTGTCTATAGTTGGGGCATCAGCAACCGGGGCCGACGCCCCACGAGAAAGGAACCACAATGAGCATCATCGACTACACGGACGCAGCAGACACACTGACCGACACCCTCGAGAGCATCGGGCACGGAGCGTACGTCCGAGAAGACGAGGATGAGGCGATCACGGTTTACAGTGCCAACAGGCGGCGGCGCGTCATCCTCGTCGGCTGCGATGAGGGAATCTGGGGAGTGACTAAAGGCGACGACGTCACCGACGCAGACCGGTTCGATGGTCCAGTCGACGAGGATGCGCTCACCCTCCTAGCACTGTGGCTGGCCTCGGAAGTTGATCCGGCAGCGAAGGCCGCGCACGACGCTATCGATGGTCTCGAGGATTGGGAGTCGGTCGTCAGCGACCTGAGCGCCTACCGCGAAGGCCTTCGCGGTGTAGTCCTGCAGTGCCAGGCCGGGTCCGCACAGGTCGACATCTCCTTCACGTCCGACTTCCTCGCCTACATCGCGATGGATGTGGACCCATCCGCCCCGGCCATCGATCTCCCCGCAGCAGACTGGACTCAGGTCGGCGGAATCCTGGAAGTCATCTCGACCCGCGGCATCTACCTGGACACACTCATTGAGGGACTCGCAGAGCAGTACGGGATCGACAACTACGTCGACGCGATCGGAGAGTTCAGCGACGTCCTCGAGATCTCCGTGGCGCCCGATCGGGACGCGGCGGTCATCGTGCGCGGCACTGACGTGGTCGCGACCGTCACGGGCGACGGACCGTGGACCGTGGTGGATGCCGTGAGCGTCGAGGCCACCAGTTGGAACGAGTGGGCCGAAATGGTCGCTCACATCATGACTTGCTTCTAGGCCCAACTAGAGGGCAGCCCCGATGGTCGCACAGGCGGTTCGAGTCCGCCTGGGGGCACGATCCACAGCAACCACTTAGGAGGAACCATGACCGCCACAGAGAGCTTCCGCGAATCGATCGCCACACTCGTCGAGGAAGCCTACCCACAACTAGCCGACCACGTGGAGGAGGGCGTCTATCACGGCAGCCCTGCACTCATCATGGATGGAGCGGTGCTTACAGTCCTCGACTTCAATACGATCCGCCTAGAGGACTACCACGGGAACATCAACTACATCCAGATTGAGACTGGCGACGAGCGAGACCTAGCACATCAGTTCGTCGCAGCATCAAGCCCGTACGGCGAGTACCACGCTGCGCTGGCCCAGGGGCCGGAAGGCTGGGAGATTGAGCCATGGGGCAGCGGGATGATCCACTCCGAGTGGCGCAGCAGCGACGGAACCTACGTAGAGGTGGACATGACGGCGATGTTCAGCCCGGACGTCATCATTGACTACTACGGTATCTCGCTCACCCTCAGGGGAGTGACTGCCAACGAGGCTCGGATTGCGGTAGAGACGCTAGAAGAGCACGGCGTGGCTGCCATGGTGGACCAGTGGCTCGGGAGAAGTGAATCCCTGAGGGAGGCGCTCAGCACCCTCCCGAACGGAGTTACAGAGGACGCCAAGGCCGAGATCGCAAGTCACCCAACCCCCGGCGGATATGGGCACTACTGGGTCGTGACGATCGACGGAGCCGAGCACATGTGCAACACGGGCGGTCGGGTCGTCGAGGTCATCGCCGACGCGCTCGCGGGGTGATGCGACTGGAGGAAAGTACAGGACGCCGCTAGGACGGACGGCCGCGCACGATCGGACGAGTGGTTCCGCCGCTCGTGCGCCCCCGCCTCACCTAGAGGACAGCCCCGCAGAAACGCGGACAGCCGCTCAATAACGCGTGGGCAAGCAGATTGAGAACTACACAGAGAGACGCCCTAGGTGGGCAGCCCGGCGACCGGACGGCCACCACACCAACCGGCACGGCAGGAGCACTGCCCCACCTAGGCGAGCGCACGGGACCGTATGAGTACCAACTACACATAGGGGAAGGCTGAGCACCACCCCGTGCGCTCACCTAGGCGCCACGGAGAGACCGTGGGCCTGAGATAGGAGGAGTTATGGCCTACGTACGTCCCGCACTCAGTGCGGAATACTTAGCCAACACTGAAGTGAAAGACGGGGACATCTTCGTCTGCCTCAATGACATCCACATTGACAGCGGCATCCAGCCATGCCTAGTCAGCCCTGCTGCCGGGGTCACCATCACAGTCGACTCTAATTGGCCGGGCATGACGACGCTGGACTTCCAAGCACTCACCACCGCAAGCGGATGGGACGAGCACCTAGGGGGTGGCACCATCGTCTGGGAGTGGGTCGAGGGGACCGACAGGGACCGCCACGTCATGTGGTCCAAGGCTGAGGAGCCCTCCGGTGGCACCGTCATCCTGCGCGGCTATCCCGAGCACATGACGCCCGTCAACGCGATCTTTGGAGAGGGAGTGCTCGTCATTCACGAGCCTGCCCGCAAGGCCACGGCGGCAAGCGCCACGATCCACTGGGAGGGCGCAAAGGAAACACCAGAGAAGCTCATGGCGCCCTCACCCGAAGCCCCACTTCCGGTCGACGACGTCAAATCCCCAAGCCACTACACGTGGCTAGGAGACGCGATCGTACGAGGAGGAGGGCCACAGGACACCGACATGATCGAATCATGGGACGTGCTAGACGCACTCTTCCCAGACGATCCACTCCTTTGGAACGCAACCAAGTACCTCACCAGGTACGGCCGAAAAGGCGCATCGAATCGTCGAATCGTCGATCTGCGCAAGGCCGTCGAGTACATCGAACGTCGAATCGCGAAGCTCGAGCGCAATGCATGAGCCGTACGAGTACGAGCTAGTACCCACCAACGAACTCATCGCAGCCGGCGACGGCACCATCGTCCACGACAACGAAGGCGGCCAATGGGAAAAGCAAGCCGGATGGTGGCGACTAAAGGACACCCACATGTTCCTCAACAGCCACGAACTAGCCGCGAGCGCTTCTCCGTTGTTTCGTCTTGTGGTGTTTGATGCTGGCCGGGTGGTTGGTGGTGGGTAGGGGCTTCCCAGTGGAATAGGGGGTTCCCAGTGGAATAGGGGGCTCCCAGTGGAATAGGGGGCTCCCAGTGGAATAGGGGGTTCCCAGGAAAGGAGGAGGTTGTTGTGGTGGTTTGGTCCACGAATGTTGGTTTGGCTATTGGCCAGTTGAGGTTGATTCACCGGGCCATGAAGGCTGGTGGGTGGATGGTGGTTTACGTGCCGCCGGGTAGGGGAGCTAACGTTGCTTTCCAGGTTCTACTGCTTGGTGACGAGGCTGTAGACGTCACGCAGACCATTGGGCGTATCGCCGGAGCCCGCGAGCGCGGTGGTGGTTTCCGGTGGTCTCGTGATGGTGATGTGGTCTCGGAGGTTGTCTCTGGTTTCCTTTCGGGTTTGTGTCGTGAGCCGTGGATGACTGCGGTGCAGGCGGCTGGGATGAACCCGGGTGAGTTTCAGGGGTTGGTGGCTGGTCGGGTGGCGGGTGTGCCCGCGAGCGCCCGGCCGCACGCCGTGTGACCAAGAACACTGGTGAGGAAGAGTGGGTGGGGAGACCCACCCAACCAACAAGAAAACCCTCTCTCTGTATAGGGGGGAAGGGAGAGCACACCGCTCCGCGGTGCGCGGGGGGTTCCGGCACGGCCGAGTCCCAGCGAACCGCACCAATACAGCCAAAAAAGGGGGGTCCCAAGAGAATAGGGGGCTCCCAGGAAAGGAGGAGTCATGGCAGACGCACCCGAGCTCCGGAAGCAGGTCCGCAAGGCGGTCAAGTTAGTCAGGAGTACACAGACGCAGACAAACGAAGGACAGACGCAGACAAACGAAGGACAAGTTAAGACAACAGCGGGACAGACGCAGACAAACGAAGGACAGATAGAGTCGACCGTAGACAATCACAGCTTTATCCACAGGCTTGCGGGGGTCCTTATCGATGGCGGGGTCACTATAGTGCCGACGACGGTCCTTATCAAGGACCAGTTCGTGATCGTCGACTACCTCCTCACCTACGAGGACGAGCAGCTGTACACCCAGTCTGCCGGCCACAGCATGATGGAGGCCCTCACGGACCTCCTCCGCACACTGAGCGGATCGGTCACAATGGGGTCTCCCAGCGGAACAGGGGTATCCCAAGAGAATAGGGGGTTCCCAGCGGAACAGGGACCCCAGGCAGGAGTGCGCAGACATCATCAACTCATTCTGCAAGGCCCACAATCTAGACCTTGACGAAACCAAGGAAGCCTACATTGCGGATGGCGGGACTCCCGACCCTGAAATGCTGAAGGCCTGGCTGCAGGTCCACTACAGCCTTGGCAGGCCACAGTGAGTCAGCTAAGGCGACTGAAGCGTGCGGGCCGACGCAAGAATACAGGGCCGTCCCAAGAAACCAGGCGCCTAGTATTCGAGCGCGACGACGGCAGGTGCGTCCGGTGCGGTCGGTACGTCACCAACTGGATATACAGCATTCAGCACCGACGCGCTCGCGGAATGGGGGGCACTAAGGACCCATCAATCAACAGAGCAGACAACCTCATTCTCCTCTGTGGAGACGGAGTGCAAGGCTGCCACGGATGGGTGGAAACCCACCGCGAACAATCCCACGACAATGGATGGTCACTCCCGTGGTGGCAATCCGCAGACTCGTTCCCAGTAACCTACTGGGACGGCAAAACATACACACTCACGCCTCAAGGAGACAGAAATCATGGCTAGGTTCCCAGAAGATTGGCACGATGGGCCGACGGTACACATTCCCATCCACCCTGGCACTCGGTACGACCAGGCAAAAGGAGCAGTCACCTCTCCTGCGATGCGAAGCAAGCTGCTGTCAGACGAGGAGGTCGAGCTGCTGCGCTCCATCGACTCAGATTACTCGGTTGCCATGCACACCGACACAAGCAACGTAGAAATCTACAATGACGCCGACGAACTGGTGGCTGTCGCTCCAGATATACAGAAAGCCATCGTCATCATCAAGGCAATCTACGCCGCATCCCGACACACATGGACCAGCAAGCAACTCGACAGAGAGCGGCGCATCGCATTCCGGCACGGAGTAACGATTACGCCAGGCACGTCGCTCGACGAGTACGAGCTCGACTTCCTGCCCGCAAGGTCGATCGTAGAGGTCGACGGATGGGTCCTGCAGCGCACCATCAGGGGGTGGGTGACGCAGCGCGGCAACAAGGCCACTGCCCCGACCCACGGCGTCTTCATGGGAATCATCGACAGGTACTTCGAGGCGCCCTTCGAGGAGTACGACAACGATGACGATGACGATGACGATGCCTACAACCCCGGATGCCCCTACGGCTTCGCAGACTGCTGCGAGTAACCAAGGAGACAAAATGACACACCCCTTCGACAACATGCTTCGCCCAGGCCGCCGGCAGGAGACCAACCTCTTCCTCGCCCATGCCAGCATGATGCAAAGCGTCGGCTCAATAGCACGCCAGCTGGGCCCCGGCTCAGGCCGGATTCGAGGACGGCGCGTAGACCTCATGTTCACCGCCATCGCCGCGGACGACATGCTCAGGATCCTGGAGGTCGAAGACCCTGGGAAGCTCTACAAGCAGGAGTTCGAGGCAGCCAAGCGCAAGCACCCTGGGCACACGTTCGACTTGCCAGAGGTGCCAGACGGCGACAAGTACTGGGCCCTAGCCGAGGAGGTAGGAGAGGTCGCGGCCGCCCTCACCTACGACAACTCCGACGACACTGGCCACAAGGCCGAGCTCATCAAGGAGATCGTCCAGGTAGGGGCCCTCGCGCTCGCCTGGATGGTCGCAGTCGACAAGGAGGCCGAGCAGCATGAGTGAGAAGCTGGACTTCAGGTTCATGCACAACCCGCAAGTAGACCCGGTCAAGCACGGGTTCCCCGAGAAGACCATCCTCGTCGACGCCCACGGTGAGGCGTGGCAGCTGTTCGGCGTCGGAGGCTGGCACCACATGTGGGACTTCGACGAAGGCTACACCTCCCCGCCACCCGAGCGGGGGCCGTACAGGCTCGTCTACCTGCCGGAAGGGGGCTACGTTGAGTGACGACAACATGACGTCCGTCGTGATCGACATGATCGACTACAACTTCCCAAACGGCACAGTCCTCCTCGACAGGGAGGGCGTCGCATGGCAGCGCAGGCCGAGCGGCAAGTGGTCCGTCGCCCGCGTAGACGGGGGAAGCTTCCCATCCCCGCCCGAATGGTACGGGCCATACAAGATCCTTCACGTACCAGACACAAAGGAGGCGGCATGAACCAGGTAGCAGTGCTCGCATTCATCACAGTAGCCACCATCGGGGCCATCGCCGTTGGAGCCTGCCTCGGAGCCCTACAGGACATCAACGAGCTCCGAAAAGAGGTCTACAAGGCCCACGCAGAGGCAGGCAAGTGGAAGGCCCTCTACGAGAAGCAGAAAGCCAGCCACACCCTAGACGAGGAGGACCTGAGCCTCGCAGAGAAGCTCGGCATCCTCCGCGCCAAGACCGACGCCTACATCAAGGCCTACGAGAAAGGCAAGACACAGTAATGCGCGACATCATCTCGCTGGCCATTATGGCAGCACTCGCAGCCCACTCCGTCTACTTCTTCTGCAAGTGGGAGAAGGCGGAGAGGCGTGCCGTCAAGGCAGAGAAGCAGGTCAAGACACTCGAGCGCAGACTGCTCGCCCGCCACAGCGAGCACACCCAGGAAGCGCTCAACGCATACAGGGAGATTATCCAGCACATTAGAATGACAGGGTGACCAGAAACCACAAGAGCGCACGCGCTGCAGGGGCGCGGTTCGAACGAGTCATCGCCAACTACCTAGCCAAGGCACTCAACGACGACCGCATCGACCGCGCCCCCAAGCACGGAGCCAAAGACAGGGGAGACATCGCAGGCGTCAACATACGAGGCCACAAGATCGCCATCGAATGCAAAGACACCTCACGCATGGAACTCCCCGCATGGGCCAACCAAGCCCACCGAGAAGCAGACAACCTCGGCGCAGTAGCAGGCATCATAGTCCACAAACGACGAGGCGTGACTGCACCTGACCAACAGTGGGTTACAATGACAACACGCGACCTAGCCGCCATCATCCGAGAAAGCAACTACCCATGGACATTCTAATGACCAAACAGGAGGCAGCAGACTACCTTCGAACAAGCGTTCGAACACTCGACCGCCTCCTCCGCAAACACCGCATCAACCGCTTCTGGGTCGGAGGAACCATCCGAGTCCACAAGCACGACATCGAAAAACTCGTCAAGCCCACCGAGAAGGAGAACCCCAATGGCTAACGACACCACCATCACCATCGAAGGCAACCTCGCCCAAGACCCCGAAATCCGCTTCACCCCCAGCGGCACAGCAGTCGCCAGCTTCACCATCGCAAGCACCCCGCGAGCGCTCAACCGCAAGACGGGCCAGTGGGAGGATCAGCAGACCCTGTGGATGCGGTGCTCGGCGTGGGCTGGTCTCGCGGAGAACATTGGGGAGTCGCTCACCAAGGGTGCGGGGGTCATCGCTAGGGGTGACCTCAAGCAGCGCACCTACACTGCGAAGGACGGGAGTGAGCGCACCAGTGTAGAGATGACAGTCCACAACATTGGCCCCTCCCTTAGGAGTGCACAAGCAACAGTCAAGAAGGTTGGGCGTGGTGGGCAGGCGCCTGCGGCGCCCGCGGCGGGCGATCCGTGGGGTGGGAGTTCTCACCCGGCAGACACTCACCCCTTCTGACAGACGGCAGAGCTCAATAGAAAGGATGCAGTAATGAGTAGCAAGAGTTGGCCGACTGAGCCGCTGATTATGATCGCAGAGGGCCGCCTCACCGGAGTGCGCGGCGAGAGGGACATGGAGGTTGGCTCCCTTGCTGTCAGGGATCCGGAAGACGGATGGTACTGGTCCACGGACGGCGGATGGCTTACCCCTGAGAGCACAGAGATCCACGAGTACGTTCCGGTCATCCCAGTGAGCCTAGACGGCTCCCTGAGCATGACATGGTTCACCAAGTACGCTCCCGCCGACTTCGCCCCATCCTCTAAGGATGATGAGAAGGAGACTGAGATCGCGAATTACCGGAAGGCCACTGACTTCATGGCCACCTGGGAGGGATCTGTGATCGGTGATGACACCTCTGCTGTTGAATTCATTGCAGAGATGGACCTCGACGACGACACGGACATGCTCAAGCTCGCCGCCGCCGCTTACTGTGCAAGCGACATCTTGTGTCACGAGGCCGCCGAGAAGGCCGAGAAGACGACCCGCATCGATCGGGCTGAGATTCTGCGACTCGCCTTCAAGGTGGATGCCGCCTCGGATCCGGTTGAGAACATGGAAGCCTGCAGCGAACTCGCCGTAGCCGCACTGGCCCGCTGGGGGGCCATGCAGTGAGAATCCAGTTGCGCCGTAGAACCACCTATCACCTATCACGTGGTGGGCCGGTCTGCGGCGCATGCTGGTCACCAATCCCTGCCGGAGAGCGCTACAGGAGAGACACTTGGCGTGACGGCAGCCACTACTGGTCCATCCTCTACTGCCCACAATGCAGGTGGATGGTCCAACAGGTAGAGACATACACGCAACCAGACTATGGCGGCCCAGAAGCTGAACACTTCGAGGCCTGGGCCGCCGCCCATCCACACACAGAAAGAGCCAAGCAATGGGCATTAAGGACCTTCCCCGAAACCTAGAAGAGGAGTAAGCATCCCATGGTAAACATCAAACTCGTTGGACATCAGTGGCGCGCCGAGCTTGAGTGCACCGCCTGCGGCATCGCACGCATCACCCAGATGCACAACCGCTCCAAGCCCTGGGTGACAGTAGAGTCCACCGTCAAGACTACCGCCCGCACACTCGGCTGGAAGGTGGGCCAACTGGAGGCCCTGTGCGGGGCGTGCAGGAGGAAGAAGTGACCACTGTCTACTTGAAGCAGGAAGGCAAGATCTCTAGTAGCACTGCGTTTGTGAAGTGCGACCAGTGTGATAGCACCTACTCGTACCGCCCCTACGCCGGCTACTCGGCCGAGACCAATATGCGCAGGATGCTCGAGTCGCTAGAACGTGCAGGCTGGGACGTGGCCCCCACCTACGAAGGCGCCTGCCTGTGCCCCGAACACAAAGCAGACCAAGATGCTTGATGTACACATTAGCGACGACCTAGAGGAGATCACCTTCACCACAACCTGCGATCGGTGTGGCTGCACACATACTGACGGCGGCCTACGTTCCGCTGAGCGGCTCGACACTGACTGGTTGTATATCCACGAAAACAAGCTCACTGCCGGAGGATGGAAACTCACCGGGAAGCAGGAGTTATGTGCCAAATGCTGCGGAGGGAAGCAATGAGTGCCACATTCGTCATCATCGACGTCAGATCAGAGTGGAGGCCTATCGCCAGGCTACTCCAGTGGAGGTGGCGGCGTGCCGGCTACCACACTGCGTATCAGCCGATCTCAAGTTGCACCGCCCTCGTGGCTGCAGTACTATATAAGCGCACCACCTAAGAGGTAGTGGCAGTGTGGATCGGGCTCCGCCCCAGGGTTGAATGATCTTCCCCTGGGGCGGAGTTGCACACACCAAAGAAAGGATAAAACCATGCAAGTACTCTCCCTCTGCTCGGGCTACGGAGGCCTCGAGCTCGCCCTGCAAAGGATCCTCACCCTGGCCGTGCCGGTGGCCTTCTGTGACATCTACGGCCCAGCGCGTCAGGTACTCGAGACACACTACCCGGACGTTCCAACCTATAGGAATGTGCTCGACCCGGCCCTCAAGGAGATCCGGGCGGGGGCTGTAACATTCGGCTTCCCGTGCCAGGACCTCTCAAACGCAGGCAATAGGGCCGGCCTCATCGAAGGCAAGAGAAGCAGCCTCTTCTTCTCCTGCATGGAAGTCGTGGAGGCAGTGCGACCTCAGGCCGTATTCATCGAGAACGTCCCCCAGCTCCAGCGCTACCGCGACATAGTGGACGGAACCCTCAGGGACCTCCATCTTGAGCCCCGATGGGCAACCGTCAAGGCATGCGAGGCCGGGCTCCCACACAAGCGTGAGCGCACCTTTATCGCAGCCGTGCGAGGAGGGAGTTCCTGGCTTGGGAACTGCGCGACAGCGCCGGCGCAGCAGGACGTCGAGCCATCCTTCCCTACGCCCACAGTGATGGATATGGGGTGGGGGCGAAGCAGAGACGAGTGGTCCACGTGGATCGACAACCAGCGAGCAAAGCACAGGAACGGGAACGGTCATGGCCGGAGCCTGTACCAGCTCTGCGGCGAGGGGACCCTTCTGGTGATGGAGCACCTCATGGGGCTACCTACCGGCTACATCACCAACCAAGGCTTGAGCGTGGGGGCTCAGCGGAAGCTTCTCGGAAACGGAGTAGCCCCAGCGCAAGGAGCACTGGGGCTATACCGCGCATTGCAGCAGTTCTAGGCTGCCTTGGCGACTAGAACCGAAGGGTGTACGGGGACAGGCAGGACTGCCCGCCGCCGTTCCAGACGCACATCTTGTTCGACCAGTAGGTCCACCAGTATGACATGTTCATCTCCTGTCGTTGATTGGTGGCCCCAGTCTACACGGTCGAATGCTTGAGGACGTCTGCGACTCCGGAGACCATGCAGCCAGCCGCACCCTTCTGGATGGCCTGTGCGTAGGCGCCCTGCGTGGGGCAGATATGGCCCCACACAGGCTTACCGAAGGTTTTGGCGATGGACCAGTTCGTAGCCGACGCATCGTAGGGGATGCCGATGTAGTCCCAGTGGGGAGCCCACTGGCGGCCCTGGCCGTTAGTGACGTGCTGCTCATACATGTACCCCCAGCACTTCCAGCCTGCAGCGTGCCACTGGTCTGCGAGCCATGTGGCGTCGCCGGCGGACTTCCATATGACCTTGGACTTGGCGTCCGTTGGTAGCAGGAGAGCCAGCTCTGACCATTGTGAGGCTGAGTACTTCGGGTCCAGGACTGTGATGTGAGTGGATGCGTAGGCGTCCAGGTACTCTTCCACGCGCATGATCGGCTCACCCTTGGTGGTGTAGCGCTTTACCTCAGCCCACGTCATCTGTGCGATCAAGGTTGACGGGGCGGACGGGTCTACGCGCTGGAGGTTCTGGTCGTGCGCCAAGATCCAGATGCCATCCTTCGTACGGTGCGTCGACACCTCTAGGGCTCCCGCACCGTAAGCCACCGAGTTTGTGTAGGCGCGAAGTGATGCTTCTGCCCACGAGCCGGAGCCTCCGCGGTGTGCAACCAGAAAGCCCGGCGTGCCGATCATGTTGTCGATCGAAGCGTAGCCGGCGGGAAGTGAGCGCATCGTGGCGGGAACTTCCTCAAGGCGTTCGTTCACGATAACGGAGACTGTCGTGGGGCCAAGGCCCTGCAGCTCGGGTGTGGGAGGAGCGGGGAGTTCAAGGCCTGCTCCTGGGGACTCTCCTCCACCCTCCTTGGGTGTGATGAACACCTGAGCCCACGCCTGAGGTCCAGGCTGACCCCCACCCACTGTGACGGCACCTAGGAGGGCCGACCACGAAGCGTTAGAGTCATGTCCGCCTGAGATGATCTTCGAGTGCTCTGGACGCCAGTCGGTCAGAGGATCAACGTTGCGTCCGTGCTGCTGCGAGAAGGTCAAGGAGAGCTTCCCCGCCTGGGCTTGAGCAGTGGTCCAGCCAGTGTTGATGACCGACTTTACGCCCTTGAGGACGAGCAGCAGTGCATTCTCGCGAGCCCCCCCACGGAACGCGCCAGAGAGGACGACGTTCTGAGTATCAGCCGGAGATGAAACGTCACGCACAGCCACATAGCCCGACCTGCCTCCAAGGCCGCTCGTCGCGATAATCGGCGACCAGCCAGCAGGAGGCCTGGCCTGCGTATTGCCCCACTGCGATGAGTACGCCAGGACGGCGATGTCACCCGCCTGGGAAGTGGCCGAGATCGGCTGCAGGGAACCCGCAGCCCCTTCAGCATGAGCCCAGGCGCGCACGTACTGCTCATCGTAAGGGTTATTCTGCTCAACCACCGGCGGGGGGGCCCGCGGGGCCCCCCCGGCCCGGGGGGGGGGGGGCGGGGC